TTGTTGTTTGTGTTGATGCTGCTGTTTCACCACCATTCCAATCAAGAAAAGAAATTTTTGATTCATATGTGCCTGCTGGTAGAGTACTACTACCAGATGCAACGGCATTGGCAGATCCAGGATGGGTGGGGTTTTTTATTTTATTTGAGAATGTGAGTGCCATTGGTTTTACGGGTCTTGTTTCAGTTCCATCTGTCCCAATTATTCCAATACTATAATACCTTAAAAATTCTGATGATACCGCTTGTTGTCCAGCAGGACCAATCCCGAGATTACCACCACTAATTTGACCATATGTTTGCCCAGAGTTCAAAACAGCATATTTGGCACCACTTTTTGTTGTTTCGCCAAGAGAATCAACCGCTGTAACTACATACTTTCTTCGAACTTCGACTTCTGGATATGCACCATTGTTTAATGGTGAAAGAGTTCCCTCACCAGGGGTTAGAGAATAAAGTGGGGTTCCTGGTGCTGGGATTTGCCCTGGTTTGTTAAATGAAAATGTTGCTATTGTTTTATCATTTACCTGGATATTTCCTACTGTTGTGGTTGTTGTGGGTATTGTATTTACTTTACCGATAGCCCCAAAACAATCCGCTGGTATCTTTTTAGGATTCCGTATAATACCGAGAGGTTGATAACGTGGCACATTTGTACCATATGTCTCAACTGTTGAATAATTCAAATATTCAGCATCATTCCTCAATTTTTCAAGAGAGCTACCACCATTTTCTGAAGAATCACCAAAAAAGTCCTTAATATTACTCATACAACCACCCACCCCTTTGCATCACCGGCACAGACCAAACCAAAATCCAGCCCCTTGAAATCAACATCCATATCCTCCTCCAGGCCCTGGATCTTTTCCCCTGACACGGCACGCTTGACGATCATTTTGTTTCGATTGAAGGTCTTTGCATAGTCTACAAAATCAACCCTGTCATTGATATTTGGAATTTCCGGGACCGTGATAGGGACTACGCCGCCGGAAGTGTCTACAAACAGCTTATCCCCTGCCTGGGCAGGATAATCAGAATCTTTGATGATCCATTTATTCCCATGGGCTTTTGGATCACTTTCATGGCCACTCAAATCAGCTTTGCTGGCATAGGTTGATGATGGAACAACGATCGCCTTGACATCGGTAATGTTGCCGATCCTGGTGATCGCATCTAAGACATACTCGACGATCGTTGCACCGCCCTGGGCTGGTACCGGATCAGCCAGATCTCCGGCATTGGTGACGGAATAAAGGATATCACCCACATCCGGATCTTCGGCAAAGATACCGATTTCCCGCCAGGCAAAGCCATGCTCAAGTCCTTCATTGGAAAACTGAAGCGGCAATTTGGTAGTTCCGTTCCCCAGGTTCATCACATCAGCTATGCCCGCATTCATTTCATGATGAATCAGCCTGACCAAGTCACCCGCTTCCGTTCTGTCCTGATCAATCGCCGTGGCTGTTTTCTCTGCAACGACAATGGCAGAATCAAGAGACTCTACATCCACAACCACACCAATGCTGCCATTGGGCCTTGGATCTAAACCATTTCCGTCAACCCGGTACCAGACGTGGAAATCAAGGGCGGGAGAGTGCAAAAGGAGATACTCTCCACCACTAAGCTCAGATGCGGCCAAAGGGGTTACGGTTGTGATCTCTGCCGTGTCGGATGCGCCCTGGGTCTGAACGGATATCGAAAAACCGGTATTTCCGTCAACAGCGTGGGCCACGCTCCCCTTTTCACTGTTATAGATAGTGATCAATCCGGCAAGGGATGTTGCTGAGAATGCATTCCCGCCTGGCGGCAAGCTGCCAGATCCGATCTGGGCTTTTGTGTAGTTCAACACGGCTCCGGCCTCACATTTGGCCTTAAGATTAAGCCCTTCCTTTGTTAGTACAAAACCTGGAAATTCAGGCATTTTTACTTCCTCCTTACGATTCTGCTACAGGTAATACTGAAGTTTTAACGGCCACAATCATTCCGGTCGAATAATGGATTGCCGATTCTTTGATTTTTGAGGCCGGGACATAGCAAGCCACAGTGACATGGGTATGAACCTGGATAACCGATGCATACAGAGTGTCATGCCTTCGTTCTCTGATAATTCTCAATGCGGCAAGTTTTGACCTGGCCGGTTTCTGATCATTCACAACATCATCGATATTGCCAATGTCATCCCCGGTTATGGTGACGTCATTTGGCAAAGGCAGTTCAACCCTGAACTCCGCCCAACGTTCGGGGTCTTCCTGCTTCAGATCAACCAGGGACGCATCGTTATAACCATAATGAGCCAGGATTCGGGGTAAGCCGGTCTTTTTGCCACCTAGGAGCTGCCATGCATATGCCTTGCTGACCCTGACGCGGAACTGCTCCATAGACTCACCAGGCCGTTGAAAAATCCCTCTGGCGTTTCCGTGGCTGGCCAGATAGATCTCTTCACAGGTCTCAGGAGAGAACTGTCTTCTAAGCCAAAGGATGGAATCACGGGTATTGTCCAGAACCACGGCGCCACCCTGTACGATTGCCGAAAGTGGTCCGGACGTCTGGATAAAAAGCCAGTTCAGCTTTGTCTTGAAATAGTTAAAAAAGAGACTCATTTACTCAGACTCCGCCCATGTCGTATTGAAATTAAGGCTTTCCAGGACCGGCAAACCATCTTCCGGAACCGGAATGTCTCCCAAAGGAGAAGCCCATACGATCCTTTTGATGCCTGGCACCGCCATAACCACCGAAATCATACGGTCCATCATTACATCCTCCCCGATCCCAAATGGCTTGATGTTTTCATAAAGGGAAGAGCTTGAAAACAACGCCCTCAAGCGGTTCTCAACGTCATGAAGGATCTTTGAGGGATCGCCGGATATAAGCTCAAGCGTTCCTGAAAGCGCAACATTTACCATACCAGGGCCTCGCACCAGGGCATCGTCATTCACCGGGATCTCCTCCTGGACCACTGCATCCACGGCTGTAATCAGTTTTTCTGTAGGAATACCAGCTGTTCCTCGTACGATCACATCTACCGTTCCCTGGCCTCTCGGATGCTGGTCGAGAATCTTTGCAGACAGTACCCCAGGGACGGACCTGGCCCACCCCTCATAGGCATACTTGGTGCAGCCGTTGTTACCCCTCCATTTCAGGATGTAGCGGGCTCTTAAGCTCTCATCCTCCTCCAGGTCAGCCCCTTCGGATACAAGCCAGCTCTCCCGGTTCTCCACACCGTCCACTCCCGGTATTGTCGTTGCTATTTCCGTGATCTGACCGACGGTTACGTTGGAAGCGGTTCCATACTCTTCAGCGACAACCGGCACGGCCACGGAAGTCATGCCTTCATTCAGGATTGCGTCTTCAGTGGTGACGAGCCTAAGCACCCGGCCCATGCCGTCCGGAAGGGTTTTCACGATTCGATTCTTTGGAATCGGAACATTTCCGGAAGTTGACGCCCGATAGAAATGAACATGGCCGCTGGCCCTGGTGGATGGTTTGCGGGTTATGTCTACAATCCTGCAAAGAAGCTCCAGCCATAGACCTGTGGCAGATTCGATAAAGACCTGTTTCAAAACAATCTGAAGAAACTGGTAAAGCTGAAACAAACCCCAGGCCCATATCTCGATCAAGCCACGGACCACGCCCTTGTTGAGGTTCAACATCTGGGGCAGCTGGCCGTCTTTCTGGGCATCGGTGATCTTTGCAAACAGATCGTTCCGGACATCCTCAAGGGTCTTATTGATTGGGATTGACATCTTTGATCACCATCTCCTTATCTGTTCCGACCTCCAGCACCAGGTTGAACGGATGTGTTGTGTCAATGAACTGCCAGGAAACGCTCGCCTTTATTCCCTGATTATCCCATGCCAAAATGGTGCAGCTTTCGGAACCCACCACCACACGGGAGTCAATCCGCACCCGCCTTAACACCTCAGCCTCAAAAGCCATGCGGGTCGTTAATGTATTCTCTTCCTGTATCCATTGATGAAGCAGAGAACCAAAGTCCTTATCGTAAAACAGCTCATGCAAAGGCGTAAAAAGCCTGAGCTTAATATCCTGAGACCCGGTTTCCGGGCCATCGGTCAACAGTAACTCTCCGTTTGCCGCCACAAGGGCCTGCATGTTTTCATCAAGTTTAATGTCCTGTCCGTAGATCTCTTCCATGGTGCTCCTGCCTTAATGACTGTGGTGATTTGAGTTCCCGCCACCGTCCATGATTGATCCGGAAGCGGTAATGCTTCCATTGACCGTTAAAGGGCCATTAAGCGTCAAACTGCCGTCATGGGTCTTTTTTGATTTCTCCGTGGAGACGCCCATGCCGCCGCCCTTGCCGGTTGATGACTGATTCCCAATCAGATTGATCTGTGGAGCCTGGATGATTGCCGTGCCTGAAGCCGTCACTGTCGCATCACCACTCACGGCCATGGTCCAGTTTTTGCCAACCGCCTCGGTTTTATTGCCGCCAACGGTGTTTGCCCGATTAGCCGGGGTCACATGGATGATGTTGTTTGCAGCATCAATCTTGATGTGTGTTCCGGATTCCCTCTGGATGATCAGGCCGCCGATCTCCACCTCTGGAGCGGCCATGCCATGCCACCTGAAATTACTGATCCGTGGATAGTCCGGATCTCCATCGTAATACTCAAGGTCACAAAACGTTCCCACCTCCGGAGGACACACAACGCCCCGATTAGGACCGGCCCACACAACCGGGATCTCCACCCTGGGGATGACCGGCTCTTTTTCATCCACGCTTTCATCATTCCGGAGCGGCTGGACATCAGCCCAGTACCGACCATCGGAAGGGTATGTTTTAACGATCTTGGCTTTCCGGACAACCCGGTAGTAACTCCTGAGATCCGGCATGACTATCTCAACAACACGCTTTAAAAGGGCCTTAATTTCAGTATTGTTCATGGTCTTCTCCGTACAAAAGAAAGGTTCTTATCTTTGTTTCCTGCATGGAATGCCGAACCTTAACAGCCCGGAACGTTCCATCTACTCCCCGCCTGGCATCCGTCAAACGAAATCGCATGGAGTGCCTCATGGCTGGCAGGAGAAAGGTTTCAACCTGGTTGAACATGACGGCCTCGCTATCCGGAGAGTGCTGGATAAGGTTGGCACCGCTGGCAATGACAGGGACTTGACCTGGCTCATCAAACGGCCCCCAGTTAACGGTTTTGTCAGCACCCATCCACAAGGCCCACTCCCGCATATCAAGACCAAAGGCCCTGGTGCAGGTGTGACAGCACTGCCGTGCCACCTGCCATACCGGGATATCCGAGACAACGCACCTGGGGAAGATAACGCCGGGTGACTCTATCCTTCCAGGTGTCAGTCCCGCCTCAATGATGGCCCACCTGACGATTGCCTCCGGAGCCTCATTCTCAAACGCCTGGGTTAACCGTGTTGCTGTAAGGGGTAGGTCATTGCCGACCACACCGATCTCAACCTGATCCTTTCCGGTTCCGGGTCGCAGCCAGGCAACCGTTCCTTTCCACTCGGCAGGCGCTTGATTCCTGTATCCCAAGGAGATGTTGACGGGTTCACCTTCTTGAATGCTCTGGAACAGGCGACCCTTGGGATCGGGAAGGGTTATCCCTCCACGGGTCAATGGTGCATGGCGTTCCGACTCGATCCAGAAGCCAGGACAGCGAACCACTTGAAACTTCCCGACCACAAGATGTATCTTAAATCCCGTTATATTCATGCGGTCCCCGCGTTGAACCCATCGTGAAAGGGGTTGGCTTTATCCTGTGTCAGCGTGGGATCTGCTTCAACATTTTCAACATTGCCCGCAACGGTAGGTGTCTCGTTTGTTTTTTTATTAGAGACCGCCGCACGCTTTTCAACCTCAATCACCGGTGGATTGTGCTCGACAAAAGAGAGCCTTGCCCGGATCACATCATCATCGTTGGATTCGCTTGAATCCAGACTTGAAAAGACCACCTGGTCAATCCCCCTGGCAATGATATGGGGATTGACCAGAGAATAGACTTTGGGGTTGCTCCCATTGTCATACCCCTTAAACAGAGCGTTTAGCCGGGATAATTTCTCATAACAGGTGGAGCCATCTTCGGTCAGGAGATCAAGCTCAATGCTGATATCTGCATCCTCCCATCCAAGGGGCGTTTTTACTTTGCCGGAAAGATTGTCCGCCTTGGCTTCATCAAAACGCACCGCACCGCGTATCGACTGGGAAACAAAAACTCCTGGAACAAGCTTTCCTCCCAGGCTGACCTGGCCGTGCTCAATCGTAAGGTATCCATCAAGCATTGTGCGCCCCTTCAAGTTGTTGCAGTATAGAGAGAAAGCTCCCTCCATCAGTCACATTTGGCAACGTCAAACCGTAAATGTTTATGGTGGTTTCTTTCTTTGCAGCCGCATGGGATTCGTTCCCTGACATCAAAGCCTTTTTGATTCCTCCGGAATCCGGTTTTCTATCTTCAAGCTTAGACACGCCGGGCAATTTCATTGAAACCGGCTCTTTTACCTGATTCTGAAAACCCGGATTTATCGGTGGCTGGCTTATGTTGGTTGCGATATCGGCTTTGCCTGAGATATCCGACAGGTCCGGTATGGTGATGGGTTGAGTCTGCCACGCAGCTTGCCCTGATACGTCTGGTATGGCCGGTGTGGTGACAGGTTGTGTTTGCCATGCTGCCTGTCCTGATACGTCCGGCATGACCGGTGTGGAGACGGGTTGAGTCTGCCACGCCGCCTGTGCAGAGACGTCTGACATGGCCGGTGTGGTGACTGGCTGTGCCTGCCATGCCGCTTGCCCCGATATGTCCTGCATGGCTGGTGGAATAACATCCGCTTGCTGAACTATCACCGCCTGGGGCTGGTCAACGTTCGCTGAAACATTGGCCTCACCGCCAAGCCCAAAGAATGCGGCAACACCGGCCATGGCAGTGCTAACGGTTTTCATCAACCCAGGTGCTGCACCTTGAACACCTGCACCGATGGTCTCCATCATCCTGGAGCCGGACAGGGTCAGGGTGGAGAGTGGTCCCTCCTTGGCATCGGAAAAGGGCAGCAGGTTCCTCACCTTGGAGAGTCCAGCCTTGACCGCTTCAACCGGAGCCATGATCATGGATTTGATGCCGCTCGTCAGAGCACCCCACAAGGCACGACCCGACTCAAGGAAGGTGGGCACAAGACCCTTTATCCAACTAATCATGGCTGAAACACCAACCTTAAGGTCATCCCAATAGAATGCGATGGCCAGGGGCGGAAACGCTATTGACATCAGAATCTTGCCCACGGATTTGATCATGGGAAGAGCCGCTTTAAATTGCTCCACAAGTCCTTGGCCCATCTTGACCGCAGAGCCAAGCAGAAACCCAAAGGCATAGGAGACTTTTTGAGCAGCTGCTACCACAAGATCAAATCTTGTGTAAAGGAAGTATAAAGCCACTCCCAGGGCAACCACCCCGACCACAATCCAGGTGACGGGATTGGCAAGCAAAGATGCTGTAAAGCTCCATACCGCAGAGATGGCGGCTCCCATGGATGTCAGAAACGATGTGGCAAGGCTCCTGGCAAGACCCATGACCCCTCCATGAAAATATAGGGAGGTGAGCAGCGCCTGCTTTTGCCATAGCAACCAAGTCTTTGTTGATGCAATGGCAGACATAAGGCCTGTTTTCATGAACAGAGCAGCTTTCCCGACCATGGAAAACCCAGAGATGACATTGGGAGCCATCACTCCGACAGCTCCCATGGCGGCTGCAACCGATCCCAGGACAAAGGCCAGGGCAACGATGACACCAACACCCACGACAACGATCCGGGTCAAGGTCTCATGCTTGGTCGCAAACTGGGAAAACCGGTTTATCAACGATCCTAACCAGGCAAACACCGGGGCCAACAAAGGAATGAACTGCTTGCCGATGATCTCCACCAAGTTATGCCATTGCTGACCAAGAAGGGTGATGCCCGCTCCAATATCCTGGTTCATGGCTTCTGCCATCACTTCCGTAAAGGCTGCTCCTTGCTTGGTCGCTTCAGAAAGATTGCCAATATTGGTTTCAAGATCTCCGACCTTGTTGTACATGAGATCTATCAGCGCCACGGCTTCATCGGTCCCGAACGCCTTCTTTATCTCCATCTTTTCCATGGAATCCAGGGTGGTGCCGTATTTTCCTTGTAAGGCGGTGAGCATCTCGGGCATGGAGAGCAGCTGCTTGTTGGAGTCCATGAATTTAAGACCCAGTTTATCACCGGCACCGGCTGCGGCATTCATCATGGCCTTGTATTTGGTGCCCGCCTCGCTGCCTGACATGGTTGCCTGGAGCATACCGAGCACGGATAGCTGCTCCTCAAGTGGAACCTTGGCGGAAGTAGCCGTGGCCCCTAAAGTAGAAATCGCCTGAGCCATGCCTGAACCCGTTGTTTTGAAGTTCTTGACACTGGCCGAGATGCCAGCGGAAAAAACCTCCCCGAATTGCATGTCGGTAAGATCCCCGTACATGTCCTTGTAGATCCCGTAGCCCGTAGCAAACAGGCTTGTCATCTCCCCGGTCGTTGATTTGGTTGCCTTGCCGGTAACAGCGGCAAGCTTGGCAAACTCGGCAACGCCTTCATCCGTCAATGAGGCAATACCACTTTTGATATCATAGGCCGCCGAGATAAACTCGGCCTTGGTGGTCCCAGCCCATTGCCCGGAGAAATCCGCTCCAGCCTGTTCAAGGACGGCAAGATCCTGGATGCCGACAGAAGACAACTCCCCCAGGGCCTTCTGGGTTCCTGTCGTTGCCATGACCGAGTTCGACATCATGGTCAATAATCCGGCTGCGACCGTGGCAACAAGAAGGCCATACTTCTTGAATTTATTAAAGGCCGGTCCGATAGAGAGGACCTTGCCGCGCAGGGCGGTTATACCCTGGCCAATTTGGGCGCTGGGACCTGTGACGCCGTCAACCACAGACAGCAGGATTCCCAGCTTAAATATGCTTTCCATTTGACTTTCTCCAATGCAATCAGTATTGATTTTGTATGGAAATTTTACTCGGAATAACTCTTGCCATTCTCATTAGCGGCATCCTTTTTCTTGCCGGATGTATCGCTATCTCCATTGTTGCATCAATCCTTGGCGGCTCATTAAAAGGGGATAACGTATCCCTTAAAACCCTTGTCGCCCTGGGCCTTACTGTTTTCCTCTTTGGCTCCGACTAACCGAATCACTCTCCACCTAAAGCCTTGGCAATGGCCTCAGCCATGAGGTTCATATGCCGTTCTTCAACCCACAATGCCCTGTCGTATTGCCCCAGGAGATGATCCATATTTTGATCAGGCTCCTCGGCAAGGTTGACCTTGATCACCAGGCAGGCCTGCTGAACCCAATTCCCATTGAGTTCAGCCCGGCGATCATCTAAAGCTTTTTTACGGAAAAGTCCTCGTTCATACCCACGGCACGCTGGAGTTCATTGTTCAGGGCCACCATGAGACCGGGTTTGTCTTTAAATTGAGCCTTCAGCTCTGACGTGGTTGGCTTGATGGCCATGTCATAGACCAGGTTCTTTACCGCTTTGGCAAGCTTGCCCTTGGCGGTTGTTGCTAGATACCGTTCCATGTCCATGGTGGTGGGCTTTTTCAGGTAGTAGACCTCGTCATTCTCTCCGGTTAATTCCAGGACTGTGGCTCCCTTGTCTTTTACTTCTTTTACCTCTGCTGGCAGTGCGTTCATTCGTTTCTCCTTGTGTGTTTGGGTTTAATAGGCATCAACGCCGTTGTTCTTGATGGGACTCAAAATTGAAAAATCAAACTTCCTTGCGCCAACATTGGCGTCTCCCTGCTTCCCGCCGGTGTCCACCTTGGTGATCTTCACATCGGGCAGGGTGTCGGTCACGGTAGGTTTGTCATCGTTGGCATAGGCAACAACGATCTGGAATGGATTGGCCTTGTAATAGGAACCGCCAAGGTTCGTCCTCAAGCGTTCCGCCTCTTCAAGATCCAAGACCATGGAACCCGAGGCCTTGTAGTTCTTCCGACCGTAACCCGTGGGCGTACTCCCCTTGCCGTACCGCTCTTCTATGGGGGCTTCATCCGAATAGCTGATCTCCGTGATGTCAACGGCCACCCCGTTGGGCAGCTGGATATCCATGCTGTGCCAGTCATAATGGTTTCCATTTATCGTCATGGCTTCTCCTCTAAGCTTTCTTTAGTCTTGGATCAAAGGCAGATCCGGCATAGCTGTAGCTGGCATAAAGCTTGATCTCCCGGATGATGGGAATGCCCACCAGCTTCATCATCACTGCCACCCCGTTGTTTACGATATCCTGGCCGTCTGGGATCTCCACCATATGACCTGCAAGCTCCTTGGGGACTGCCGCCACCATGGTGTTGAGAGCGTTTTCTATGTTGCCCCTCAGATAGGCAAGGCCGCTTGAATTGCCGCCCAGGGCAAGGTCACCCGCTTCATCGTACATTGACTTCAAGGCCGCGATTCTTGCCTTGCGAACGGCCTTAAAGACTGTCCTTAAAACCTCTTCATACTGGAAATCACTGGTCACATCGGCCAGGGTCTTGGCATCACCCCAGTAGGGAGACCTCAACCCGGCATAATGCTTGGCCGTGGCATATCCATTGGATTCCAGCTGTTTCTGCATGGCTTCCGTAAATGCCTCGGGTAGACTTCCCTGGGAGATCCCACCATCAAGCACCCGGCCTGTGGCCCGTTGAACCGGTATGGAAAGCACCCGTCCTGCCAAAAGGCCAGCCCAGTTCCGTGTGATCCGTTTACCCGTGACATCGGATACCTCACCAAAGGCAACGCAGGCCGTGACAAACCTATGGGCGTACTTTTGCCGCTCCTGGAGCATGGCTGCGGTCCAGTCGTTGAGATCCTCATCATCAAAGGGCAACCGGGTTTCCACCCTGAAGTAGGTGGGCCGGTGCTTGTTCCAAAGCTCATCAGCCTTTGCCCCAAGGGCTGCCCAGTCAACCGAGTCGGACGGCCCGACCACATAAACCGATTCAATGTCAAACAGGTTCAACGGGGCCTCAATGGCCGTCATGACAGCGGAAATGGACGGAGCAGGAGGCATCAATTCAATTTCGTACATGTCACCCGCCACAAAATCCGGAGAGTCCGGAACCGTGATTTCCACCCCGGTGGTGCCAACGGTGATGACACCGTCCACGGGAACGGTCTTGACCGGTCCCCAGGCATCACCGCCGTCAACACTGAGCTGGTAGGTGGCATCGTTCCTCCCGCCTCCAGACGCCACACCAAGGATCACCCCGGCTGCGGCCTTAACCGTTCCGGACAGGACAAGATCCGGACCGGTGCCGGTGTGCTTGACCGGTCCGATGGGTCCCCGGACCGCAAAGGCGTATTTATCCCCGGAGACATGGAGCCCCTCCCCAAGGGTCAGGGTGGTCCCCGTGTCGCCCACGGTGATCTGCCCGTTTGCCCCGGTGGTCTCTTCCGTGCCAAAGGTCTCACCGCCGTCAACCGACACCTTGTAGGTCGCCGTCACCAAAACTCCACCGGTGAGGATCTCAACAACCGCATCCCCGTTCTTGGAAGTAACACCGGTGACCGTGGCTTCCGGGCCTGTCCCCGCATGCTTCACCGGGGAGATGTAGCCACCCGGCAAGCCCGCCACCGGCACAGCAATTACCACCGGAGCCTGGCCGCCCGTGGCAAAGATATCCCTCAGTCGATCTGTCATGGGACCGACGCCCAGGAGCCCTTCAAGGTCAGAATCCTTGCCCAAAAGATACCCCTTGCCAACGGTCCCGACACTGCAACAACCCGCAACCATGACCGTTCCTTCTACGCCTCCAGGGGCAAGGCCGCTTGTGCCGTCAACCAAATATTCAAGAACATCTCCCATGGTTTACACCTCGATCCTTCCACCGCCCTGGGGACGGTTCCTGAAGTTGTCCAACGTCTTCACAAAGGTTGTCTCTGTGACTGCTTTGCCCTGGGACCATCCCGCCGCCTGCATCAGGCCCGCCATCTCCCAGGATGCAAGATTCATCTCTTCTGCCAACGTCTCCACCGGCTTCAACCCTTCAATCGCCGTGGGCGTGGTCGGACTCTTTTTCTTAGCCATCAAAACCTCCTATTGGTAACTGGGCTTGATATCCACATCCTGGACAATGGGAATATCCTTGGTTGTGTAGATACCGCCTTTAAATTCAATTCTTACAATCCCCTTATAAGGCTGTCGTCTGCGCCTTTTCTCAGACTCATCCTCACCCCAAGGCCGCACAACATCATGAAGATCAATATCAATGCAGTTGTTCATGCTGTCCGCAATCACCCGGTGCTCGGCAACCCGCTGCTCCAGCTGGTCAACAAACCCTTTGAACGAGGCATTACCCCACAGCTCGTCAAAAGTCGGAGCGTACAGGAAGCACCGCACAAGGAGTGTTCGCCGGAACCGTCGCCGTGTCTGGACATAATGAGTACAAGCTTCATTCCGGACATTTGAGATCAGACTTCCGTCCTTTTTCTTGCGGTCCTGGAGCACCAGACAGTTTGCGGCATAGTCGTTGTCCTTCAAAAAATCCCTGGGCATCTGACCGGTAAAGATGTTGCCGCCTGCATAGGGGAAGGAACCATCCTCCCTGCGGATCTCCTTGAACCTTTCAACCAAAAACTGTCTGTAAGCCTGGTTCATTTTTCGAACATCCTTTTCACGCTCCCCATGACTTCCGGGGGGATCTCGTCCTTCATCTCGTTAAAAGTGGGTTCCCACAGCTTTCTTGCCGGGATCTTCTTACCGTCGTTGTCCGGCTGCTCATGGATGATTGCGATGTCTGTCACGTCTTCACCATCCTGGTTCTGAACCCCACGCTTCACGCCCACTGCCCCGGTGTAATCATCCGGCTGGTCCGTGGTAATGTTGCTGTACATCTGGTTTGACGCCCGTAAGGTGTCCGGGCTCAACCCTTTCCGTTCCTTGCTCTCGGCGTAGTCACCCGTCAACTCATCCCATCCAAGATCCTGGGCGTCCACATGGTCCAGCACCTTGCGCTCGATCTTTTTGACCGATTGCCCGATCTTCTTACCAAGGTCCCCCTGGCACTTGGTGGCCACGCCATTAAGGACAGACAAAAGCTTGGTCCAATCGCCTGTGAGATCCGCACCCATCAGCGCACAACCTCCATGACCACCATCAACCGCTGATCCCGGAACACAGATGTTTGATCAAGCTTGATGATGGTGTATCGCTTGCCGTTTATCTGAACTGGGGTGTCGTAGCCGATGAGCAGCTTGTTCTCTTTATCCACAAGACCCTTGTCTGCCAGATATCCCCGGTTAAATTTGAGTTCAAAGGCCTCGTCTATATCATCGCCTTGCTCACGGGCTTTAAACTCGTTAATGATGGATTTTCGACCACAGAGCAGATCGATCGCATCCGGGGCATCCCCCAAGCTCACCGGGTATTTGTGGAAGGTGTCTGTCACGCTGCGCATGGCAGACACAAACCCGTCAACGCTCTCCTGGGGTAGTAGATCAGCCATAGGTCACCACCAGGGGAACACCGGTGTCCACGCTTGCCGATACCTTGGATCGCTTCTCTTCAATGTCTGTGGCAAGCTTGGTCTCCATCTCTTTCAGGAACTTGAGCTTGTCCGCAAACTCAGCCTTGCCTGCGCCATCGCCCTCGGCTGAAGCAAGATCTTTCTTGTATTTGCTCATGGCCGGAAGGATGAGGGCCTTGGCAACCATGTCAGCCACAAGGGATTTTTGCAGGGTGGTGAGATCCTGTTCTGGAACACCGTCAAACCCTGCCAGGGCCGCGCTCTCTTCGATAAAAGAAACCAAAGAAGGTTCAAAGAGCACGGCCTCATCCGGCAACCGGTTTGCAACCATCTCGCCGATTGTCGCCATTATGCAGCCTCAAAGATTCTGCAAGCGTCAGGGAAGATCTTGGAAAAGCCCACGACCTGGCTCACCACGGTCTTTTCAAACTGCTTGTCGATCACCTTGTCGGTCTCGATCAGCTCAGC